ACTCATTGTTTTGAGTCGCCCTTATGGTCGTCTTTCCAGACTTCCATGCGGGACGAATTAAAGCAACACCCAGAAAATTTTTCCGGGAAAGACTACGATGATACTTCCTTCAATTTTGTTCCAAAGGCTATGGAGGTTTTATCCTCCAAAGGCTTTGATCCTGTCATCATTTCAGATGACGGTTCCGCCGCGACTGATTCAATTTGTCAGTCACTAACACTAGGTGTCTCCATGCCATTGATCCCACCATTCCTCCAAGAAATTTGGAAAAATAGTTTCGAAAGAGGTTGGTATACAGTATCGAATGATGTTCCTGATAAACATAGGTTTCTCATGGAACTAATTCGCATACGCCTCCTCCAGATTCCTCAGCTCAAACATTTGTTTGGCGAAGACGAAGAGTTTCTTAACGGGTGGTTATTTAAGATCATGATTTCTCATGATCCCCACTACAGTTACGAAAAACATAAGAGCCCTGATACTTTACAAATTAATTGTATCAACGCCCTCCTCGCAGATTCTATTAGAGTCTTGAATCTTTCTGGTGAGGTCCAGTCTGACTGGTACCCAGGATCAAATGTAAATGGTGACATATTTGAGACCTACGATGTCCAAATTCGTGGTCTAAACGGTCAGCCTATGGGAGACCGCCGTTCCTTTGTCCTGCTTTCTCTGATTCATCATAGTGTGAAACTTGCTTTTGTCAAGCAATATAGATTAGAACGCTTAGGCGTCCAGATCTTCGCACATAATGGTGATGATGGATTAATCGTCCTCCCTCGTAGACTTGTTCCTGCTTATATAAGCTGGATGAACAAGCTGTGGGGCCTGAACGAAATGAAAACCTGGATTGATACTGAAATATTTTCTTTCAATTCTCAAACCTACCGTGTTAAAGGTGGAAAGGTTTCATCTATACCTAAAATTCGTTGGAATTTAATTCAACGTGTTGATAAGTATGGTGAAAAGATCCATGACCCGACTGTTTGGAATTCCGTTTCGGAAAGCCTCCCAGAAGGTCTACATGAATCTATATTCCATCATCACTTCAAAAATTACTGGAGTAAAACTCTAAGCAATTTATGTCGTGGTGGGAATAATTACTTTCTTCCCCATAACGTGGGGGGTTTGGGCCTCAATCCTTATGGTATTCGTTTCAAGATTAGTCCACGTCAATACCTTGCTATCAAAATAGCGGACTACCACCTTTTAAAGGGTGAACGTCCAAAATTTGCTACGCGCCAGTCCTACGTAAACTCTGAGGAAATAAAGTCGAGACGTGAACATAGAGTTCATATCTTAACTTTCTCCCACAAGAGTCTAAGTTTGCTTAATGCAGACATACGTAGACCTGGTGCATACAAAGGTATTGATGACAGAAAGCGTTTGAAGACGAGAACACTTCCAAAGGGATCTCTTGGTGGCGAGAGATTCCCTTACCTTCATCATTGGAAACTCAATGAAGGATTTGTGAACCTAGGTGATTTGGATGAAGTCTTAGAGGAGATTAATTTCCCTCTTTCGACTCCATTTTAAATTTTCTTTTCCAAATCACGCGTAAGTTAGATATTAGCGAGCGAATATCACTAGAGATGAAAGGGTCAAAGAAATCATTGCTAAAAAGAAATGACAAAATTGACGAAGAACACTTCAAGGATATGGTAAATGGATCACGTAAAGTGATGACCAAAGTGGC